CTTCTTCGTAAACCTTGCGGTCAAGTATGCGGTCATACCAGGTATGTCATCCAGCATCTCTTCAGCTAACTGCAAGTAAGTCGAGATCTTACGTACAGAAATACTATTCTGAGTCAAGCTGATTTCGGATTGCCCTTTATCAGCACCAGGTGCGGTAACTTGCGTACCGTTGGTATCCATTGTCTCAGTGATGTAATAGATTGTATCTGTTCCTGTAGGGATCACGTTCATGTTCTCCCTCAAATGATACATCCTATCAGGATCATAGAAAAATCCCGCCATCCTCTGAACTGGAGTCACCTGGTTCGTCAGGTTACTCGCGGGCGTCATAGTATCTGCGGCCTTTTGCTCTATGTTATTCCCGAAGAAATTAAAGCCTTTTGGCTGATATATGAACACACCCTTTTTCGCAGATGCAAAATCTTTGAACTTCTCGTTCCCTTCCAGATCCTCAATTAACTGATGTGTGAATGATTTCTCTGCACGAACCTTGCCCTGGACTGTTTCCTTCAATTCGATGGCAAGCTCATCGGCTTGCTTCTGAAGGGCTTCCCTGGCCTTCTTCTCCTCAATCACCTCATCCTTGAGGCTGTCGGAGATCTTCTTGCCTTCTTCTTCAGATTTCTCAACGGCCTGAGTCACGGATTCCTTGATCAAAGATTCGATCTTCTCATCTCTCTTCTCGATCATGCCATCCAGTTCCTTCAGTTTACCCTCAAGAAATTCCTGCATTTCTTTTTTCTCCATTACTGAAATTTCGATTTAAAATTATCAAATATTTTCTCTAAGTCCTCAAGATTCGGCTCATGCTCTGAAGTGCCTGAATCACGACCTTCCTCGGTGCTATCATGCGGCTTCTTGAGTGAATCTATTATACCGTTATATTGCGACTTCAGGAAATTTAACTGTAGCTCGATCTCTTCAAATCGGTCATCAGTATAATTCCCGTATCTCAATGCCTTAACACATTTATCCATCCTGGTATTTAACTTCTCCAGGTAATCTTCGTCCAGGATCCCTTTCGAAACCCCTATCGTCGGAGTCTCAGAGTTCGCCCCCCACGTAACGGAACTGTATTCCCATAGGGCTAACTCCAGCAACATATTAGCGTTATTTTTACCTGGCTCCGACTTAATGATCTCATAACCGATCGAATGCTCAAACATATCGAGCTTGTAATCTTCCATCAGATCCTGCCCTGCTGTAGAATTCGAAATCTGCGATAATACCAGCAAACCCTTCTCGTCTTCCTCCATCTCCAACGGCTTGCCTACCAGAGTAAAATGATCACGCAGATGCTTGATCCTCGGTTTCTCGCTCCGTGGCCCTCTTTCCTTCAGTGTTTTCTTGTAAGCTCCAGGTACTATTATGTCACCGTCGCTGTCCAGGTTATTGAATGAGCTCACGTACATCTGCACCTTTTTGTGCCTCTCATCAATATCCATCACCTTAAACCCGTTATCTTTATACCGTATCATCTCTTCTAAAGTAATTTATTTTTTTATCAAATGCAATTAAGCTCGTCTTCTTGTTAGTCTACATCTGCAATTCACCCTATTCTCAGGGCTTGCCGATGGATCTCCAGGAAATTCCATAAGATCATAGCCACTATTGGATCTCACGGCAAACTTCTCGAATTTCTGAACACTCGTCCTGTGCATATCTCCATGCGAGTCTCTTACTCGCTGATCCATTACTGCCTCCCAGATCTTCACATAATCGAATCCTGTCTGCTGTGCACCTATCTCTCCACCGTAATTCATAGCTGATAAAACCTCCGTCCTTGCTATATTCCACGCTCTCCAGGTCTGCAAGGTTTCAAACCTGGATCTAAGTCCCTGGGCTACCTCTACCACTCCAATACCACTAGCGAGCGCATCATCCACGTATTCCACGAAGATCCTGTTGCTCGTCGTTATTATCGCTCCCTGGGCTGGTATAGTCTCAAACAGTGCTATGGTTTCCAGTTGACTCATCCACTCTTCCCTGGCTGCAAAGTCTCCCGCGAACATACGTGCTTTTTGTTTGCCAGCTAACTCATCGAACTGGTGAAACGCCATATTTACGCCTACCTTCTGATACACATCAACGAACGCTTGCTGGATGTCATTATGGTCTATTCTCGGCAGGATCTGCCTCAAGCCCCAAAATCCATTCATCTCAGCCGCATCGAGCATCTTCAAAAAATGTTTCCATATAGCAATTCTGAAGATCTTCTGCGCCATCCTGGAATATCGCTCCTTCAGCTTATCGTGTTGCTCATACGTCATCGTCTTCCTCTTCCTGGTTTCCTTCCTGGTTCTGGAACTGTGGCGGAATCTCGCCCTCTCCATTACCATTCATCCTACCTTCGAGTCTTCTCAACGTTTCTTCTACACTTTCGTAACTTGGATCCTCTTCTTCGTCAAAATTCTTTTCCATTAATCCAGCAGGGATAAAATACTTGTCAAGTTCTGGATCCACGTCTTCACCCATTAGTTCCTGCTTCCTGTTAGCCTTGATCCACCAGGCCATATTAAGCCATTCGACCATCTCCCGCTTATTCGACTGCAATACCTCGATACTGGAATAGTCAGGGCAAAGGGTAAGGTTCTCGCCGTATGCGGGCAAGTATAAAGCACTGACTTTCTGACCTATAATCTCGAGATCCTGCTTCAGGGCTGTAGTCCACAAGATTTTCTGAGCTTCTGTAAAATTGTTGTAAGTAAGTGCGGCATCGAAATTCAGCAAACTGGCGGGAAACTTGAACGCATTACAAACTTGCACAAATGACACCCTTATGGATTCCAGGATATTAAGATCCACTGGACTCAATCCGACCTGGGTGTATTTCACGTTACCACCGACGGCGGCTAATGTGTTGGTTCTCGATGGCCCTGTATTCTCCCTTCTTAATCTCTCGATCAACTTCTCGCCTTGCTCTTTAGTAAACTCTCCTTCCAGGTTGGATCCTTCACGGCTGAAAAATCCCGCAGGGCCACCATTTTGGAACGCTGAGGCCAATGATCTCCAGGCATCGTTGTTCTGGGTAATCACGGTCAATAATGCTTTCAGTGGCGACATCCCTATAGCTGGAGACTGATTCTGCACGTCTGGATTCAAATACTTAATGTGCATCACATCCTCTACAGCAATCTCCCTGTCAAAGTCATTCCCCATTAGCACATAACCTCTCACGGGTTCCATGTAGTCTCCAAATATGGGCGTCGTCTGATGGGACGGCATAACCTCCATCTTCACCAGTTTTCCATTATTCAAACCTCCTCCTAATCTCGGAGCGTAAATGTAGCTGTTTCCTGTAGCGTATTTATAGATCAACTGCGCTTCAATGAATTCTGAGCACGTCTGATCTTTGTTCGGCATCTTCCAGAGATCCAGAAACTCATGATCATAGATCTCATTAACCTTGTCCCCTTTTCTTTCCTCCAACTTCCAGCCTACTGAACTGGCTGTTGTCGCCATATAGTTTATTATACTGTATACCAGGGAGTTATACGTATACGCTTGCGTAATATAGTTCTCAATATTGTCACTGATCGTATGCGGTGATCCCCTGAAGATCCAACGGTATAATTCTCTATTTAAGGCTTCGTAGAGTTCGTTATCACTGAACTCCTCCATATACTTCCTATGCCCCGTCAATGCGTAAGCGATTCTATTAGCTAGTTTCATGCGACCCAATCATTTTTCTTCCTGTAGTATCTCGTATAAACACCATACCTTATGGCATCGATGCAATGGTTCATAAAATCTTTGGGCCTATCAGTGGGTTCCTCATTCTTATCCAGATGCCACTGGTAATAATAAAATTCATTCCAGAGCTTCGGACTGTCTTCAGTAACAAATATACGATAACTTTTTAAATGTTTTATACCTTCATTGATTCCTGACTTAATGCAGGGCTTCGCATTGATCCCGTGCTCCCTTAATTCTTTGATGCTTTTCGGCTCCGAATTATCGCAGAACACTTCCGTATCTCCCACTTCCTCACGGATCTCCTCGGCAATCTGCGGGTTCGTTAATTTATTCTGGTATAGGATCTGTCTCAAATATAGCGCATCTCCTTTTTTGCGGATCTTTACCACTGCATTCGGATCGTTCGAATATCCAAAGTCCAGGCCAATAACTTCATCATCATAATCTTCTGGCAACGTGCTAATCTTTTTCCACCCTTTGAAGATCTGTCCTTTCAAAAATACCCCTCGCTGGCCTAATCCAAATACATTCCAGTAATCTTCATCCCGATCTTTGTAGCTCAAGATCTCCTCTCTCTCACCTTCACTCAGGAATTCATTGTGCAGGAACGTGCTTATAAAAGTCTCACAATCTTTCCTCGGCATCACATGGTCATATACCCAGTGAATTGGATCCGACGGATTAAAGTCACCTATGATCTTCTCCCTGGTTCTCATAGTCAACTGCCTCCACATCTCCAGGGATATTTCATTGATCTCGTTCAAATACAAATAATCCCTTCGCCTGGATCTGACTTTCTGCGGATCGTCCAAACCAAAGAACTGGATCATGGATCCATTGCGGAACGTATAAATCAATTCCGTCTTATTTTCCTCTGTAACGATCCCACTCTGCCCAAGT